CCACACCGTAGTTCATGTAGGCATAAAGTGCACCCGTACGACCTACACCAGTTTGTACTTCATCAAAAATAAGTAAGGCACCAAACTGATCACACAGTTCACGTAAACCTTTTAAAAACTCGATATCAGCTGGAATTACCCCGCCTTCACCTTGTACAGGCTCTACAATTACTGCACAAGTTTGTTCATTAATGACGGCTTTAGCTGCTTCTAAATCATTATAAGCAACGTGCTAATGCCGTTTGGAAGTGGTGCAAAGTCTTGTGAATATTTAGGTTGGCCACCCGCTGAAACGGTAAATAAGGTACGGCCGTGGAAAGCATTGTTAAATGCCACAATGCCACTTTTACCTGCAACACCGCTGTCGAGTCCAACTTACGAGCCAGTTTAAAGCTGCCTCATTCGCTTCTGCACCTGAGTTACAGAAGAATACTTTATCGGCAAATGTATTTTCAGTGAGTTGTTTAGCAAGCGTAGTACTGGTTCATTGGTATAGCCATTACCAAACCTTTGGCATAGATTTGATCAATAGATAGACCTTCTTCCTCGATACAACTACAATTAAACTTCTTATCATTACCTGCCCAACAGACACCACCTTTTTTGAATGAACTAGCTAAAGCAATTGGACTGAATACAAAGAAACTAAATAAAGTTGTGACAATTATTTTTTTCATAAAGAACCCTAAAAAAGTACAAACGCCAAGTTAAATAATGTCTAAGAAAGTACAAATGCCAAGTGCGAATGATAAATACAAAAATAAAGAAATAAACAGGAATTTATGAAACCTCATTTGTGTTGCATAGTGAAGTTTGCCCAATTTTAGTTTAACACTAACCATTTGTTTGACCTCATATATAAATTTTATTAACTATAACGTAGTTTCTGAAGGATATACAGGTTGCGTATAACCAACATTGTCATTGTTATTTACTGACATATTATCCTGTAAATATTGCTCCTTCTTCAACTTTGAAAAAGACATTCTATTGTTTTTACTAGATAATTTCTTACACTCATCAACTGAGATATCAATAAAATCACCATACGAGTTTTTAGCATAACAATCCGTTGATGATTCAACAATTATGGCTATACGTTGATTCTCAAGTTGTAAATCATCATTTTTGTTATTTAGAATTGGTTTATGCATTTCTTGAATAGTCGTTTGTGGTTGCTTTGTTTCTTCAATTTCTTGCGATTTTTGAACCATCACTGGCTTTTCCTTATGTCCAAATAACGGATCATACCAAAGCGATCTTGCAACATAAGATGGAATACCAATAAAAACTAATACAAGAATAATAATATATTTCAAAGGAATTTTTTGTTTATGGGTATCAACCTCTGTTGATGTGTAAGTACCATATAAATGTTTTTGGAAATTTCCAAATTGTCTTGTTAATCGCATCATCCTGACAGCTTTTGAAACCGTTGTATGGGCTTCTGGAAACTCATAGATCGTTGCCCTTTTCATCTTAAAAACTCGTCGTAAATGTAAGTGCGTACCCACATCAGCAAGAATATGGGCTGCAAGCTTTTTTGGGCTTTGTGTTATCAAAAAAATATCAAAACCAAAATGCCTGTGCATTGATAAGGCAGTACCAATTTCTCTAATTTGTTCCTTTTTAATATCAAGTGCCGTCTTATATTTTCTATTGATCTCATCAATTCTTTGCTTTTTTTGTGTTGCTGTCAGTGAGTCATCTAAATTGACGATATCAATATCCAAATCATAATCAGATCGATCTATTTGGTAATTCTTTAACAAGTCTTTTTCCGCAAATGCTGGATGTTCATGTGCTTCATCAATTAAAAAACAGCAATGGGTGTTTTCAGCATTTCAATATTTTGACGTCTAAAATGATCTAGATCACGCCAGTCTTCTTGGCTGGAAATCTGAATAACCCCTGGGACTTTTAAACCTAATATATTTGAAATAAACAACATAACCAATTGTTCAAACATTCATAAATCAATTCAACAGCTTTAAGTGTTTTTCCAGAACCAGGCGTTGCACTAATAAGCGTTAGCATTGTCGCTCCTTAAAATTTTTTTCTCGCGGGCGTCAGGGCGGAGCTGCTACGCTAAAAAAAAGTTTTAGACTCGCACAATGTATCGTGATATGGAGTCTACTTTATTGATATGAAAAAGCTTAAAGCTGTCTAGTAAGCATGAAGCGCATAGAACGTAAATAAGTCACTGTGACTAATGCACCTAAAACAATCGAAAGATATTTATCAAATCCAGCAATTCCTAATATGGAAATAACATCTGCTGGTAGACTTGAAACAGCATTATTCATTGAGTTAATAAATTGACTTAAAATATCGTTAATGAAATACATGGAAAAAATGCCTACACCTAAAGCGGACAAGGCTCTAAAAATTAAACCGGATGCAAACCAAGTAAGAACCCTTACTAACAAACCAGCCATTACTAAGTTTCCTTTCTAAAGCCACTGATAATAAAAGCACCGTGCAAATAGGCAGCAGCAATAATGAATGTCTTGCCTTTGCAAAGAACTGACAGAATGGTTCATAACTAATTTCAATCGATGATGAAACAATTCCAAAATCAAGAGGAATTGATAAAGGTACTGGACAAGATTGAGAAAATGAAAAATCTGGATTGCTAGGAAGTTTTGAATAATCAAATTCTTTTAAGTCGTATTTTTCAGCATCAGGAACTACGGAATCATCTTTAAACCAATCTACAAACGAGCAGATCGGTGTTGCCCAATTGCAAAATGTAGGCAATTCTAAATTAGGGTTATTTGGAGTTGTAACAGGTTTATCTAATGCAGGTGTTGTAACATCAGGATATGCTGGAAATGCCTTCTCCTTTCGTATTGTTATACTCATTTATTGCTTCGATTGCCGATTGGAGATTGATAGACTTCGTTATAGTCAAATAAAGGAGATAAATCAGCAGGCTTAGCTTTATTAAAAACAGTTTCGCCCAATACTTCAGGACTAACAACTGCATAGTTTGGAATTGGTTGAGGAATTACTTGTTTATCAATCTGTGTAGGTGCAACAGTGACTTTTGTGGTTGATACAGGATCTTCAACAGTTGATACTGTCAGACTTAACTCTTTATAAGTTGAAGAAATATTAACTAATTCACACCAGTTGACAGATTTTGCAGGAATGTATTGCATAGCTGGATATAGATGATTCAATTGAGCTAATGCTGATACACAGTAATTTAAACTTAGTTACATTCCCTGATAATGGTACATACTCATCATTTCCAGTAGTTAGAACATTAACAATATCTGTTTCTGGAAGTTTTTGAACAATTAGAGTTTTTCCATCTACATCAATTGTCGACATGCCTGCTTCAGCAGCAATAGTTCCTAGTGCAGCGAAAGCAGCAAATCTTCTTGAAATAACAAAAGTTAATAATTTAGCGACTTGTGGCTTTGAAAGCTGTTTAGCTATAACAGTTGAGACACCTGTAATTTTATTAGTAAAAGTATATGAAGCTCTTAAAAAGTAATTATTGATTTTTTGTGGCAGTGAGTGGCTCATTGAATATGATGCTGAATTTGCATGAGCAAAAGAAGGCACTATAGAAAGTGAAAAAACTAACGTAATAGTAATGCAGCGAAACAAATAAACATAACGGCTAAATAAATCCATCCTTCCACCTATCACACCTCATAAATAAAGAACCCCATCACAAAAGTAATGGGGCTTAGAAATTAACGAATA